TGCCGCCAAAGGTGATGTGGCAGCACAACAGGCGCTTTCTAAAGGTCTGAGTCGCGCTGAGCAAGGTATGCGACTCATTGACGAATTGGTGGGTAAACGCGACTCCAAGACCGGTAAACTTATTGAAGGGTCGAAACCCCATCCCGGATTTACGGAATCAGTTGGTGCCACTTGGATGCCTGGTGCGCGGTTTATTCCCGGTAGCGATGCTGCAGGTTTCATGTCGCGCTTTGACCAGATCAAAGGGGCATCGTTTCTTGAGGCGTTTGAGTCGCTCAAGGGCGGCGGCGCCATTACTCAAATTGAAGGTCAGAAAGCAACAGACGCAATCAATCGCATGTCGACCTCGACAAGTGAGGCCGAGTTTGTTCGTGCAGCCCTTGACCTTCAAAATCTGATACGTAAAGGCGTGGAAAACGCACAACGTCGAGCATCACGAGGTGGTGGTGTCGGTGGCGCACCCGCAGCATCAGGAAACGTCATTGATTTCGGGAGTCTGAAATAATGGACGTTCGTCTGCCGGACGGCACAATCATCAAGGGTGTACCCGATGGTATGAGCAAGGCTGAACTGACGGCCAAGCTCCAAGCCAACGGGTACGATATTGACAAACTCACACAGCCTGTTGTGCAGGAACTGCCTGAGTCCTTGCGCCCGCGTGTTGAGTCAGGTGTGCCCGGACCGCGCCAAGACGCAAGCACTTGGTCGAAAGTGCGCCCGTTCGTAGCGCCCACCATTGAGGCACTGGGTGCCGGTGGTGGTGCGCTGCTGGGTGCCGGTGCTGGCACTCTTGCTGTCCCCGGTGTGGGTACTGCAGCGGGCGCTGTAGGTGGTGCAGGTCTGGGTTACGGAATTGCCAAAGAGGCACTGGAACTGGCCGATGTGCACCTTGGCGACAAGGCACCGCGACAAGGTGCTGCTCGCGTCGTAGAGCCTGTACGCAACGTGCTGGAAGGTGCCACGTTTGAAGCTGGTGGTCGCGCTGTGGCTCCACTGGTGGTACCGTTGATTAGCAAAGGTGTGGGCAAAATTGCCGACCTGCGGCAGATCCCCAAGAACAAGGCGGCTGAGATTGCACGCAACGCACTCGGTCCTGATCTACCAGAAGCCTTGAATATGCTCAAAGCTTCTCAGGGTAAAGGACTCAGTGCCGCACAGGCTACGGCTGACATCAACAGTCCGACTTGGCAAGCCCTGATTGATCGGGTGACGGCACGCGACCCTCGGTTTCTTGCTGCGCTTGAGAAGTCACAGGGTGACATATCCCTCAACTCGCTGGCGCGACTGGCTGGCGGTGCTACAGCCGCAGAGGCACGCGGTACGACTGAGGCAGCGAAGAAGGCGGTTAACACGATCACAGGGCCGATGCGTGAGAGTGCGCTGACACGCGCCAATCTTGGCAAGGAAGTCGCACGACTTGAAGGCCTGTCGTCTGAACTTGGTGAACAAGCAGCAGCCAAGGTGCAAGAGGTTCGTCGCCTGATGGAGTTGGGTGATCTGGCAACCGCCAGTGCCCGACTGAGCCTGATCAACCGCAACCTGCCAGTCGGATTGACCAAGTACACCTACAGCGGCGAACTCGCTGAACGAGCGTTCAACGAGTGGTCGAACAAGGCAGCGCAGGCGTTCACTCGAGTCTGGGACAAGGTGCTCGGTTCGCAGACGAGGCGGCGGGTGCGTTGCGGTCAGTCGGCATCAAACCGCTTGAAGGTGAACCACTGGTTCGCAGCCTCAAGGCTGTGTCCAACAACCCCGAGTTTGCGGGCAATGATGTGCTGCTGGGTGCGCTGCGCAACGTTGGTGACGACATCGCCAAGTGGACCAGCAGCGGTGGTGTGATTGACGCACGCGCCCTTGACGCGATTCGCAAAAACTCAGTAAATGCTGCGATCCAGCAGCTTCGCCCAGGCATGGATGCCACCAGTCAGCGCAACCTTGCTGCAGGCGTTTTGAGCCGCGTGAAGCCGGTAATTGATGACGCCATCGAGGCAGCGGGTGGTAGCGGGTATCGTGAGTACCTGAAGCAGCACGCTCAGATGTCGCAAAAGATCGCTGAGAAGCAGTTGACGGGTGAGGCGCTGCAATTGTGGAAGACTGACAAGAACGCTTTTGTGCGACTGGTGCAGAACGAGTCGCCGGAAGTCGTGGAGAAGATTCTTGGTCCCGGTAAGTACAACATTGCAGTGGAACTGGCAGAGGACACACTGGCTCCGCTGGAGGCTGAAGCCAAAAAGGTCATTCGTGCTGCGAACATCAAGTCGCAAGTGTCAGGTGGTCAAGATGCACTCAAAGAGTTGCTGCTTCAGAACGTCAGCAAGTTCCGTCTGCCGTCTTATCTCAGTGCGGTCACATCGACCACGAACAAGGCTCTCAGCATCTTGGAGAACAAGATCGGCGTGAAAACTATGAACACGCTGACTGAGGCTATGAAGACCCCTGAAGGCGCTCAGGCGCTGCTAGAGTCGTTGCCCGCCAACGAGCGTAGTCGGGTGCTCCAGTTGCTATCTGACCCAAAGAAGTGGGCTGCGCCAACTCGTGCTGCTGTCACAGGCGCTACGGCTGCGGGTGTCAACATGCTGGCACCCGACCGGTTCACGGAAAATGAGTTTGTCAGATAACCAAATCTGATTAAAATGAGCACACCTTAACTTCTGGACACGACCATGAGCGATCTATGGTATCAATATCTTTTGTGGCACAGCATGGTCGATCCGGTGGACATGCTGGCTGTGGCGTTTTACCTCACACAAATTGGGGATTTTGTAACCACGTATTCCGCGCTCAAAATGGGCGGGTCTGAGGGTAATCCCGTGGTTCGCAAACTCATGGACACCATCGGCGTTGTGCCCACGATGCTGTTGTTCAAGATGCTCTCAGTCGCACTGGTGTACTACGGCGCACACATCATGGGCGCTGACATCCTGATGCTCATAGTCGTGTTCTATGTCGGCGTGATCGTCTGGAACGTAGCGCAGATCAACAAGTTGCTGCAACGCGGAAAGGCATCGGTGCTGTAATGGCCGACGAGCGCAAGAAACTTACATTCGACCCCACGATCAACGCCGGACACCTTATCACCTTTGCGGGGTTTTTGCTCACGATGGTCCTTGGTTGGTCGGCACTCGACAAGCGGGTCGTGGTGCTGGAGGAATCCCGTAAAGCGCAGGCTCAGGTGGACAACCACCAAGATGTCATTCATCGCGCCAGCATGGAGTCGGTGCGCGACTCCTTGTCTGAAATCAAGCAGGGTATTCGGGAACTGAGCCAGCGCTTGGAGAATCGCAAGTGAACTTCGTCCAAGCCTTCGCGCAACTGATGAAGCACGAGGGTGGGTATGTCAACCACCCGTCTGACCCCGGTGGCGCGACCAACTTTGGCATCACCGAAGCCGTTGCCCGCAAGCACGGGTACATGGGGCACATGAAGGACTACCCGCAGTCCGAAGCCATGATCGTCTACCGCAAGGACTACTGGGACGTCATCAAGGCCAACGATCTGCCTGAAGCCATCCGTTACCCCATGTTCGATGCTGCCGTGAACAGCGGTCCTGCTCAAGCAGTGAAGTGGCTCCAGCGGGAGTTGGACGTCAACGCTGACGGCATTGTCGGCCCCAACACGATCAATGCAGCACGTGCGGCAGATGGCGAAGTGCTGGCCCGCAGAATCCTCGGCGCTCGACTGCACTTCATGACCGGCTTGGCGCACTGGCAGTCATTCGGTAAAGGTTGGGCGCGGCGCATTGCCGACCTGATGATGACATGAGCCTCGTGGACCGCTGGAAGAACCGCAGGCGCATGGCATGGTTGGCCCTGCTGGCTGGGTTGGCGTTCCCATTGTTGCTGCTCTACACTGAGTCTGACCAGTTGGGTTCCGTGGCAGGGGCTTTTTACGTCTTTGTGACCGGCGTGGTTGGCAGCTACATCGGCTTTGCCACGTATGACGATGTGTCCACGGACAAACTCAAAGGCAACCAGTGAACCCATTGAGTCTTGTGCCGTCTTGGGTCTGGGCTGCTGCTGTGGCGACACTGGCTGCAACGTCCTGCAAGCTCAAGATCGACCTTGGCAGCGTGCAACTGGAGCTTGAGAAAACGAAGGTGGTCTACGAGCAAGAGCGTGCCAATCAGATGGCCGTGCTGGCGCAGGCCCAGCAACGGTTCCGTCAATCCGAGCAAAACCTTGTTGAGGCCACCGTGGCCATCCGGGAGGAAACCCATGCGCAAGTCCTTGCCTCTGCTGCTGCTGCTGACGATCTTCGCCGCCGGTTGCGCACATCAGCAGCAAACGCCGCCACTGCCGCCCTCGTGTCCAGCACCGTTGCAGCTTCCGCCCCTGCCGCCGCCGCCGTCGAGCTTGGGGCAGTCATTCCTGACCGAGTTGGAGACGATCTTATTTCGCTCGCGGAACGGGCCAACGAAATCCGGGCCGACGCTCAGGCCTGCCGACGCCAGTACAACGCAGCCCGGTCTGCGCTTGAAGCCATAGATCAGTCATCGAAGGTTGGCAACGGAAAATAATGGCTCCAGCCAAACTCCTTGCGGTACTCACCGATCACGGCCACACCCTGATGCCTGTTTATCAGGATGCACTTGCCGCGCGGTGGGTCGGCGTGGTCGATAGGGATGTACTTGGTGGCGGTGTCCACCAGGGCTTTGCCGTCGGATGTGAGTTTGATGGTCATGGCTTTGTTGGTTTTGGTGCGTTGGGGGGTATGCGGACAACCGTCCACTCTCGGACGTACTTGCCCTGCAGGTTGACAGACCATCTCGCCACGTAGGCGTCGATCATGCGGCTGAGCGCATTGGCCACAGCCTGCTGGCGCTCCCCCGTACGCTCGGCCAAGACGGACACAGGCAGCGGCTGAGATGACCGGCGCAGGATGCTACGCAGGCGGTGTGTGATGCGGGTCATGTTCAAATTTCCTCGCTTTTTGTACATGACGGCGCTGTCATGTCGATGGTTTGTGCATGAGCGCGGATGACGTCAGCGCACTCCACTGATGTGCCCATTCGCGCAGTCTCTTGCGTTCGTACATACCGAGCATCGCAAATCTCCGCAGCCCGCTCCATGCCCTGCCTGTATGCGATGGTGTAGAAGCGTTCAAACATCGCCAGCATCGGCGCGGTGGGGTACTGGTTTGCAAAGCCAGCTTCTTGCGCTGCTTTGATGATGTGGTCGATTTTCCCGGCGTCAGGAACATGGTCGGTCATGCGCCCCCCTTGCCCACGATGCCGCCAAGCTCATATTCAATGGCTTGGATGGTTTCTTTCGTCCGTTGAATCGGTCGCGTCTGCTCCGTGTGATAGCGAAGCGCTCCAAGTGCAGCCCCGAGAAGGCTGCGCAGCTTGCTCGCATCGTCCGTCATCGGCACCGCCACCCCCATCTTGGCCCGCACTGCCTGCTCGATGGCGCGGGCGAAGGCCAGCGTGTATTCGGCGTCTTCCTGCCCATCGTCACAAGCGTCTGCGATCTGCCGGATTGCAGCATCTGTCAACAGCGGCACCGCTTGCGCGGGTTGTGCGCGGGCTGCTTGCCAAGCGTGCCACGCGATTGATTCCGGATTCCACCACGTTGTGTCGAGGTCTACGGGGTTGGCTTTGCGCCACGCCTCAAACTGTTCACGCTCACTCATGGCTTCTCTCCTTGTGCTGCTGCTGCTGCGATGGCTGCGGCCAAGCTCACGCGGGTGGCTTCTTTGGGGTTTCCATTGCGCCACTTAACGGGCGACTTCGGCTGGGCGTCAGTCTCGCGCCAGTAAGCGTCGTTGGCCTGAAGGTACGCATCCACCATCGCGTCAGTCACATCGCTCGGCACCGCCTCGGCCTGCTGGGAAAGCGCGATGCCAAGCGCCTGTTGCTCGGTGATCGGCCACTGCTTTGAGGCACCGTCGCGGCGCTCGGTGATGTACCAGCCATCAGGCACCGCCTCGGCCTGCTGGGGTGCTGCTTCTCCGTGCGCCTTCGCCGCCTTCCACGCTGCCGCCCATACACCAGTTTCTTCACGCCAGTCTTTGTCCGTGAATACTTGACCGTAGTGCGCTTCAAACGATTCGATCATTCCGGGGTACGGAGCGTCAGGGCCGCGCCCAATACCGCCGCAGAACTGCGCCCAAGCCTTGTCGATGATGGCGGGAGGTGTGCAGGTGCAATCCCCACCAGTTAGGGCGGGGCAGAGTGCGTCGTGCATTTCAGTCACCGCCTCGGCCTGCGGCTGCTGGGCTGCCGGGGCGGCGTAGAGCGGAACCGTAGGTTTGAATCCGTGGTACTTGTCCACTTCGCTCGTGTCGTGGTCGTACAGCACCTTTGTTTCTGTACACATCCACTTCACCGGCTTTTGCCCCGCCGTCACACTCGCAACCCCGTCACGAAACCCCTGCGCGGCGGCAGAGGCCATGTCGGCGGCTGAATAGTGGTCGGCTTCGATCTGGGCAAGTGCGGTGAGGGCTTGCAGCAATGCTTTCCGTACCGGCTTGTCAACAAATTCTTCGGCGTCAATTGCGACCGCAAGGCCGACGCGCACGGTGTCAAAGTTGTTCATGGCGTTTTTCCCCCAGTGTGACCCGCCATTCACCGCATTCAATACACCTCGCCTCGCCGGGTGCCATTGCGCCCGTGCGAATCCACTGGTGAGCGTGGTGCGTGGGTGCCTCGGCTTCGATGGCGGCGAGTGCGGCTCGTATGCCTTCGCGCGGCTGGTCTTCTTTGATGTACGGCAGCCAGCTTTTGATGGTGTCANNGNNGTNGTTCATGGTGTTTCCTTNAGNGTGACTTTGCCCACNGAGTAGCGTCGCCACGTGTTGGGGTGGTCGTTCTTTNTTTTGGCTGCGGCAGCAGCTTCTGGTCGGGTAGCGTGGGTGCTGACAATCGTGAACTCCGTGCCACGGTAGTTGCCGATGAACCCATCTCGGTGCATGAGGTGCTTGCGCACAATCCAGATGGTCATGGTGTTTCCTTCAGTGCGGCGTCTATGCCGTGCATACCATGCCTGCACGTTGATTCGGCGAGGTTTGGGTTCTCCCGCACCTTGCTGATCGCACCGGCCAAAGAGCCTCTTGCGGATTCCAGCGCCTCACGCAGCCGCTGCACTTCGGCCTCCAGATCGGCGCGGGCAGCGGTGGCGTAGGCTTGCATTGCCTCGTCGCTATGGCCTTTGCCGCCCATTTGGTGCTGCTTGTCTGGCAGGGGTGGTGTGGTCATCACAATGCCTCCTTTATGGCAGTCACAGCCGCGTCGATATGCGGGTCGATAAACTGGAGCTGTCGCGTTGTGAGCAAACCATTGGCGATGA